GCTTCGGCCCCCTTTTTGATGCTAGTTCCTCAGAACATCTCGGGTTCGGAGTACGTTCCCGCTGCTTTGTTGAAATCGAGGGTTGTCTCCCCCTGCTGCCCGACCCATCGATACCTGCACTTCCAGACTGCGATCTGCGTATCTGTTTTCGTTCGGTGGACCGTGAGCCCTACGTCAGTCTTTGCCCACCATGCCATCGACCCGCTGATCGACATTCCGTCAGGCCTAGGCTGATCCACTCCTGCCCTGTTGATCTTTGCAGGGTGCGCGATAAACCAAACGTGGCAGTCATTGGCCTGTCCAAACTTCTTCACCCGAGTCAACATCTGGCTGATTGCTTCCGTCTCTGTGCTGTTGGTCTTTTCCAGTTCGATGTAGTTGTAGGGGTCTATGACCAATCCCCTGATCCCCATCCTCCGGACTGCCGCCCTCGCACGGGTCAGGATTGAATCGAGCGTGTTCGGTTCCTCTCCCTGATCGATGAAGAGGAAGTGATCGTTTACCCATTTAAACGCTTCACGCATTTCGAATTCCTCCATGCGGTTCGCACCCTCATGGAATCGTTTGCCCGTGTAAATCTCCATAAGCCTTGCAATGTGGACTTCCGGCACGTTCTCAAACGACGCGACTGCGAACTTCCAATCCGCCTGCCTTGCGAGGTTCACCATCAACTGATCAACAAAGTTTGATTTCCCGGACGACGGGTATCCCGTCACCACTGTCATCTGCCCTGGAACTACCGTGTAAATGTGATCCACGTTCCGGTATCCGGTGCTGAGACCCTTCCCGTTGCCCTTCGCATACAGATCGTTTAAACGGGATTCAAAGGTGGCTGCGTCCGACAGGCCTGCGATAGGGAAGGGCTCGGCCTTGTCGATCACCTCCCGCATATCCTCCTTCGGGGTAAACCGTGTTGGGTCAGTAAGGATCTCGTTTAGATCCTTTTTGTCGAACTTTGCGACCCTGCACTTGTCTTTCCCGATCCTTCTGGCTAACTCCTCTGTCAGTGCCTGCCCCGGTCCGTCCTGATCTGTTGCGAGAACGATGTAAGGTGCTTTCTCCAGAATCTCTCTTGCGTTCCAGACAAACGCGAATTTCTTATCTTCTTCTGCTGATGCCTTTCCCTCTGCCACCTTCATTGGGGCTCCACCGGGGACAGACACTACGTTGGTTATCCCTGCCTCATAGGCTGAGAGAACATCAATCTCTCCCTCAACGATGACTATCGGACCCTCAGTGATGAGGTCAATTCCAAAGAAGTCATGCGCTCCACCCATCTCTTGGGTGAAGTCTTTCTCAGGAAAGCTTCGGTACTTTGCTGAAACCAGACTGCCGTCCCTGTAATAGGGAAAACCTATGCAATCCGATTCTTGATTGATTTTCTTAAAGAACTTGCGCGATGCAAACAACTTGAAATGGTCTGCGGTTTCTTTGCTGATGCCGCGAGACGCAAGGTATTCGTAGTGTGCGGAAGTGAGTGATTGCTTCACGACCGTGGGCTTTGGGACTGCGTCAAACCGAACAGGATTCATGTCTCTTTCCCTTTGGAACCCTGACTCTCCGCAGTGATGGCAGAAATACTTAACTCCATCTTCTGTCCGCGTCAGGTTTAAATCTTTGAGGTTTTTCTTTCTGCGAGCCGGAGAACAAAAAGGGCAGACCACTCGCGCTGTCTGCCCTTCAAATGCTGGAATCATTTCATTGACCCATCCTTGTTCCTTTTAAACGAACGATTCTTGCTGGGTGCTTGAAGTGTTGTCCCGTCCTTGTTTGTTCCTCCCTTGCTTAACGCGACTTTATGGGCAATGTCTTTGCCTTCTCTGTTTAAACCTTTCTTGTCCGCAGCCCGCCTTGCCCGCTGCCGTTCCATGCGGTTTTCGTGTTCGCCACGCTCAACCTGCGTCCTGTATTCCTGCTTGTAATTCCTCATACGGCCTCCCAAACCCGCTGTTGTCTGCCTGATGAACCCTTCCGGGTTTCCGTGGTGGGTCGTGCCAGACCCATCTTTTCCAGATCCGACAATCTGCGCCAAACTTGATCAGGACGCAAGCGTGTTCTGCTCGCAATCTCCTCAAAGGTTCCAGGCCTGCGCTTTAAACAGATCATGATGATCGAGCAAAGCTCAAACGCGAAGTCTAGTTGCTTGGCTGCTGCGTGTGAGGTCGCCGGGTCAGTTGACCGTGCATTGTCTGCGAAGTCTATTGTCTTGTTGTCATGTGGATCTTTCATGTTCTCTTCTCAAAACTATCAATTCGATTTCCTATCCATTGCATGACCGGCACGGCCATGCTGTTGCCCAGCGCCTTGTAGCGGGGGCCGTCAGGCGACTCAGGCTTGCCGCGCCACGGTATGTTGGTGTAGTTGTCCGGGAACCCCTGAAGCCGCTCGCACTCGACCGGCGTCAGGCGGCGGACTTGCATGGCGGTCTGGACCGCCGTCGGGTTCTTCGCCCCCATGCTCGGTGCTAGGTTCTCGGTGCTGGCGTGCTGGGTGCCGCTGAGGTTGGCGGGGAATGCCATCGGCTGCGCCACCGCATGGCTGTGCCCCTTGGTCAGCGTGTAGGCTGGGTCGCCAGCCTCACCAATGCCAAAGCCTGTGTCACGGCCCAAGGCTTCATGGCGCAAGGCCACCATGGTGTTGATGGGCATGGGCTGTGCCACCGCTTGCGTCGCTTGCATCACCGCCCAGACCTGCTGCGTCACCTCGCTGGACTGAGGGCTGCGGCTCGGGTCGTTGGCGGCGGTAATTGTCGGGGCCACCACCGGCGTCTGGCCCTCATCCAGCGTACTGTTGATGCCCTTGTGCATCCGAGCGGTCAGGCAGTTGGCAACGGCGTAGGGTTGCAATGCGTCGGCCTCTGATCCGTTTCCTGTGCGACTGAACGGAGCGCCCGTTCCAACTGTGGGGGCAACTTCTTGCCCCTTTTCTCTGCTCGGCGCAGAATCCCGGCGCAGGCTCTCGCGCTCAAAAAGAACCGCTGCGGCAGGTCGCCAGTCTCCAAGATACCCAACAACGAACACACGCCTGCGGCGCTGTGGAACTCCGAAGAACTGTGCGTCCAACACTCGGTAAGCGAACCCATACCCGAGTTCAGCCACCGCCCCGAGGAAGGAACCAAAGTCCCGTCCTCCCCCCGATGACAAAACACCGGGGACGTTTTCCCACACAAACCACTGCGGTTTAAATCGATCAAGAATTCCGCAATAGACGAGGGCCAGGTTCCCACGCGGGTCTGCCAATCCCTTTCGGAGTCCTGCGACTGAAAATGACTGACAGGGTGTTCCTCCCACAAGCACATCTGGTCGCTCAATTTCCCACTCCTGATATTTCGTCATGTCACCAAGATTCGGCACAGCAGGATAGTGATGCCGCAACACGGCAGACGGAAACGCCTCAATTTCGCTGAATCCAACAGCCTCCCACCCAAGCGTTCCCCACGCCACACTCGCAGCCTCAATCCCACTGCATACAGATAAATATCGCATTTCTTTCCAATGGCCCTAAAGGGCCATGTTTTGTAGGATTCACCCCAAAGACTCCCCCTACCCCACAGGGTAAAGGGAGGATGTCACCCGCCTTGACGGCATCTGCATGATCATTTCTGATCCCCCAGGCTTGCAGATTCGACTAGCCCCACGGATTGTTCGGGAACTGCCCCCTAGTCTTTCGACGTACCGTGTCGCGGTTTTCTTCCGAGCGGCCCCACTTGCGGCCCCTGCTGTCGTGCGGAGTACGGATGGCGTGGAGGCAAAAAAAAAACCGTCTGCCAAGACCCCGGTGGAAGAACCCTAGTTTGCGGCTAAGGCTACCCCTGACGGGGTCGGAGTCTTGATAGACGGTTCTCAGTCGGCTTCCACACCAACATCGCAATCCTACATCAGAAACAATTGGTCGTGCAATTCCCCCCGAAACAGCAGGTCGTGCAGGTGACAATCCGCCCGTTCATGACGTAGGTGTGGGTGGAGCAAGCCGCCCATGCAGCGCCGCTTGCGAGAAGGCCCAAAACGAAGATCAGCTTTTTCATCATCATCTCCTGTTGCCCCGGAAACCACCGGGATGTGCAAATATTAACAAACAATATCGTTGTGTCAATAAATATTTGATAGTGTTTAAATGTGCAGTAGACAACATCTTTCATTTCATGTAGAGTGCTGCTGTCTCTTCTCCTTGTGTGATGGTTTGCCCCCACTGGTTGGGGGCATTTTTTTTACCTCGATCTCTGCCCTCGGACAATCCTTGTCCAACCCCCAATAGATGTGTTTTTCCTTGACC